GTGTCTTCAAAGACACCAAAGACTATATCTGAAATTAGTAAGCCTAAGTTGGCTGCAAAAAAAGCAGAGAAGTCAAGAGTAGGTATGGGTAATCGTATAAGTAAAGTTTAAAATGGCAACTCAAAAATTTATGGGTAAAGGTCAGTTATTAGAAAGACTGACTGCTCAGGTTGGAGATAGAAAGTTGGCAGTAGGTATATTGCAAAAGAGAGGTCATTTAAAAGCAGATGGCAAAACATATACCAAGGAAGGTATGAAAAGAAATGCTATGACTGCTGAGGAAAGAGCAAAAGATAGAGCAGCGAAACAGACAGGAAGGTCTGCTCAAAGTTTTAAATATAATCCGATAACAAATTCAGTCAAAAATTTTTAATATCTTTACACAATGAAAAGTAGAGGATTAGGAGATACAATTGAAAAATTTACTACAGTTACAAGAATTAAGAAAGCTGTAGAAACTATTACAGAAGCAGTAGGCATTAAAGACTGTGGGTGTAATGGAAGAAAAGAAAAATTAAATAATCCAAACTTAATAATAAATAAAACATTTTATAAAATTTAAAAATTATGTCAGTATTTCAATCACAATACACAAGAGCTTTGAAGGTAATTCCTTCTGATGATGCAAACATACCTTGTCCAAATGTAGTTATAAGTGGAACAAATGGTTCTGTTTTTCTTGATTCGTTAATAGCATTACCTCCTATTGATTTTATCGCAGCAAATGTTGCTGTTGGAGATATTGTTTATAACATTACAGACCAAAAAGCTGCTACGGTAGTTGAGGTTGTAAGTGAAAACGTGTTAGTTTTAAATAGCGATGCATTTACATCTTTAGATGCTGAGTTTATTATTTATAATGCTTCTCCTCAAACCTCTAATGGTAATCCTGGTTGTTATTTGTATATAGGTTCAGATGGTAACGTAACTGTTACTACAATTGGACAAGATATTGTTACTTTTGATGATTTAAAAGGAGGAACAGTATTACCTGTTCAGGTTGTTAAGGTTCATTCTTCAGGAGAAGGAACTACTGTAACATCTATTATAGCTCTTTGGTAAAATGGCAAAGCAGGCTAATAATACTTCAGTTTTTAAAGTAGTCCCAAAGATTAAACGAAAGGGAGTTCACGCAAAAACTAAAACAAGTGCTTCTAAGTCAAGCAAAAATTATGTAAAACTATATAAAGGACAAGGGAAATAATGAAATATTTAAACTATATAGTATCTTCATTAATACTCCTATTTGTTCCTATTTATGGGATACTTATTGCTGTAGGTACTGCTATTATTCTTGATACTTTCACGGGAATATTTAAAAGTGTAAAACTAAATGGGTGGAAGAGTGTTAGAAGTAAAAAATTATCTCATATTGTGTCAAAAATGCTATTGTATGAAATATGTGTTTTATTATTATTTGTAATTGATAAATTCATATTAAACGAGTTTATATTTAAGTGGTTAAGTATAGACTTTATGTTCACTAAAATATCTGCCATACTATTAATTTTTATAGAGTTAGTTTCTATAAAAGAAAACATTGAAGAGGCTTATAATATAAAATTTTGGGATATTCTTAAAAAAACATTTATTAGAGCAAAAGAAATTAAAGATAACGTTGAAGATTTAACGAAATAATGGATAAGACGACTCTTGATCGAATAGCTACGCTACATCCAAAAATAAGAAATAAAGTATTAGATGCTTATACTTATGCTAACAACAAACTCCTTGGAAAGGGAGTTCGTTTGCGTTTTGCGTACACCACAAGAACGATCGAGGAGCAAGATGAGTTATATGCCCAAGGTAGAACAAAACTCTATGATTCGACCGGAAAAAGGCTTGGAAAGGTTACTCAAGCAAAAGGTGGGCAAAGCATTCACAATTATCATTTAGCTTTTGATATTGTATTGTTACTTGATAAAGATTTGGATGGTAAGTTTGAGTCTGCTACTTATGAGATGTTAGATTTTGATAAGGATGGAAAATCGGATTGGCTTGAGGTTGTTGAATACTTTAAATCATTAGATTTTGTTTGGGGAGGAGATTGGGAGTTTAAGGACAAACCTCATTTTGAAATGCCTTTTGGACATACTTGGAGAACATTAAAAAGAATTTACGATAGCGGAAAAACATTTACAGAAATAATCAATGGAAAAACCTACACTTATGTTGAAATATAGTTTCATATTTTTATTCTTATTGCTTGCATCTTGTGGTGCGAGAAAAGTTGATGTGCAAAAAACTGATACGGTTGTAAAAATTGATAGTACCTCAACAATAAAAAAAGAAGAAGTTGTTCTTACTCAAAACAATGTAAGTATAAATACAGATACTGATGAAATGGAAATATGTCCTGTATCTGATACAATACCTATGGTTGTGAATGGAGTAACCTATAAAAATGCTAAAATAAAATATAAGAAAACTAAAATTTCAGTAGTTGATACCACTAAGAAACAGGAGGTTAGAAAAGAATCTCAAGAAGTAAAAGTGATAAAAGATAAAAAAGAAAAAGTATTTAAAAAGAATATAGATAAGAAAGAAAGCTTTACAGTTTTTTGGTGGTGGCTTTTGATTCTTCTATTGGTTGCATTATTTTTTTACACATATAGAAAGTTGAATAAAACATTACTTTAAATTTTATATCTTTGTAACATAACAATTAAATTAAATCAAAATGAAAAATTATCAATTAACTGAAGAAGAGCACAATTTTATTAAAGATGGTTCAGCAAACTACACAAAAATAAAAATAGCTCTTGGAGAACTTGAGTTACAAAAACAAAGTTTAGTAGAGCAAGCTCAAATGATTGTAAAATCTTTTAATGAAAACGAAAAAGTATTAATCGAGAAATACGGACCTAATGCTGTAATTAATATGCAGACAGGTGAGGTTACTCAAAAAGAACAATAATAATGGCAAAAATTAGTTCATATCCTGCAATATCAGTTCCCGATCTTGATGATATCTTGATAGGTACAGACATATCAAGTAATAATGCAACAAAAAACTTTAAGTTGTCAGATGTTATTTCTCTTATAGGAAGTACTCTTTTGACTTTTGCTAATAATGCTGCTGCATTATCAGGAGGATTAACTGTTGGTGATTTGTATAAAACAGCTACAGGAGAAGTTAGAGTTGTTGTTTAATTAATAAAAAAGCGTAATGGCAAAAATATCTACTTACTCATTAGCTGATGAGCCGTTACAATTAAGCGATAGGCTGATAGGAACAGAAGCCCCTCGGCCAATTCCGTCTACAACACCACTTGCTACTAGAAATTTTTCTTTAGGGGAGTTGTTACAATTGTTTTCTTCAAATTTTCCTGCTGCATCTTTACAAGCGGTATTAAATACAGGAAATACAGCTACTCAAAATATTACATTAATTGGTGATATAGTTTCTACATCTATAAAACCTACAAATATAAAAGACATACTAGGTAGCGAAGGTAGTACGTTTCAATTTCTTAGTAAAGCTACAACGGGGATTAATTGGGTTGATTTACCTGTTAATAATCTTCAAGATGTTCTTGATGAAGGAAATACAGCCACTCAAAATATTATTTTAACGGGAAATATATATTCTACTTTAATTACTCCAGGGAATATAGAAGATGATGAAAATAAATTAGGACTTACAGGTCAAGTACTTACAAAGTCTCCTACCGGTATTGTTTGGGCAAATTCTCCTATACCAATTACGGCAGGTTTAAATGATGTATTGTTAGTTGGTAATACAGCTACAAATGATATTTTTTTAACTGGAGATATTAGCGTTATTGATGCACATATATCAGGTTCTTTATATGATTCAGCAGATTTGCCTGGAACGGCAGGTCAGATTTTATCTTCTAATGGAACAGGAACTCAATGGATTAATGCACCACAAGCAGATAAAAATTATGTATATATACAGTCTGTTCCAAGTGTTTTATGGAATGTGCAGCACAACTTAGGGAAGTTTCCTTCAGTATCTGTGGTAAATATAAATAATGTACTTTTGTATGGAGAAGTAACTTATATTGATTCAAACAATTTAACAATAGCATTTTCTGCTGGATTTTCAGGGAAAGCATATATGAACTAATAATAATAATAGATTATGGCAATTCAATTTTTAAATAGCGTTAATCTCAGTCAAAACGAGCTTATAAAAGCAAGGATTGAGAATCAACCAAATAATGCAGCTGCAGGCACTGGTGTTGAAGGGCAGTTATATTATGATACAACTTTAGACGTACTAAAAGTATGGGCAAATGGAGCGTGGGCAGAAGTCGGAGGCGGAGTAACATCTTTTACAGCTACTGATGGAACATTTATAAACCTAACACCAAATACTACACAAGGTGGAGCTGCTACATTAACCGCAGACCTTAGCGCGACTGGGACTCCTGATAGTAGTTCATATTTAAGAGGTGATAATACTTGGGCACCTGTTTCAGCAATACCTGGTACATACGCTTGGTCAATACAAGGAGGAACAGGTGGGCCTACAACGGTAACATCTGGAACAAATATAACATTTGCGGGAGGTAGCAATGTAACTACGGCTTTGGTTGGAAACACACTTACAATTAACTCAAGCAATGCTTCAATATCATTAACTGGTGATGTTACAGGAACAGGAACAACTTCTATAGCAACAACAATTG